CATCTCCGGATTGGGCATATCATGAAGTACCGGATACAAAGGGTGCCCTGTGACCTTTTCCTTGCCCCGGTCAAGCCTTCTGTACAAGGGCAGGGGAAGGCTGGCCACCGTCTCGGCAATTACCCTGACACAGGCATATACGGCAGTTACGCGAAGCGCGGTCTCCTCGTTTACCTTGACGCCTGCGGTGGAAGCCAAGCCTAAGCCGATATCCTCCCCCAGCAGGAAGGCCTTCAGCCTGTTGCTTATGGGACTGTCCCGCCTGTCAAAGAAGCATATGAACTTCGGTATTTTCAACTGTCATTCACCTCCTCGACTGCCACCGCCATCATGAGACGGCAGAAGGCGTGCGGAAGATGCTCCTCCTGCCTGTCTCCCGCAAGGTATGCATAAATATGGCATAACGCATGGTTAAGATGCTCCCTTGTGGAAACCCTGCGCCAGTTTTCGTCGACGTATTTGATACTGCCCTCATGAAGAACCCCGGCCAGTTTAAAGACTGCACAGGGGTCTATCAGGTCAAATCTGTATTCAAGTTTTCCATGCCTGCCGCCTTTTTCATTGACAGTTGCTTCTCCTGAATTAATTCCTGTAATATTCAAAGCCCTCACCCCTATAAAACCAGAATGCCTCTTGAGTCATAAACCGAACTGCCGCCCTCGTGCCTGAGAGCCCTGTCAAGCGCCATGATTAAAGCAACCGCGCCGTCAATCCGCTCAGTGCTTTTCTCCTTGTCCGGCTTGATATTCCCTGCCGGATCCGTTTTGACATATATATTGTCCATCATCCAGCGAAGCACCGGATGCCCGCTGTGTGCGATTTTTTCTTCCAGTGTCAGCTTCATCAGTTCCTTTGTTGGCGGCGACATATCCTTGAAGCCTTGCCCGAAGGGTACAACAGTAAAACCCATGCTTTCCAGGTTCTGCGTCATCTGCACCGCTCCCCAGCGGTCAAAGGCTATTTCTTTGATGTTGTATTTCATGCCCAGTTCTTCAATAAAGGCTTCGATATAGCCATAGTGCACAACATTTCCCTCAGTGGTTTTAAGATACTCTTGTCTTTCCCATACATCATAGGGCACATGGTCGCGCCGCACCCGAAGCTCTAGGTTTTCTTCCGGGATCCAGAAAAAGGGCAGCACCTGGTATTTGTCCTTCTCATTTTCCGGAGGGAATACCAGCACAAAGGCTGTAATATCTATGGTGCTCGACAGGTCAAGGCCACCGTAGCAGGTTCTCCCGCGTAAGCTTTCCGCATCAACAGGAAAGGCGCAATTGTCCCACTTGTCCATGGGCATCCACCTTACCGACTGCTTCACCCACTGGTTCAAGCGAAGCTGCCTGAACAGGTTTTCCTCCGCCGGATTCTGTTTTGCGTTTTCGCAGGCAATACGAAGCTTCTCGATATCCACTGTAATTCCCAAAGAGGGGTTTACTTTTCTCCATACCTCCTCGCTTGTCCAGTCATCCGATTCATCCGCACCGTATATAACCGGATAGAAGGTGGGGTCAATCTTCCTGCCCTTTAAAATATCCTCCGCCTTTTGGTGCACCTCCCAGCAGATGCTGTTCCTGTCGGTGCCTGCTGTGGTGATAAGAAAAAACAGAGGCTGTTTTCTTGCATCCCCGGAACCTTTTGTCATGACGTCATAAAGCTCTCTTGTAGGCTGTGCATGAAGCTCGTCAAAAATGACGCCATGGACATTGAGCCCATGCTTGGTATAGGCTTCTGCCGAAAGCACCTGGTAAAAGCTGTTGAGCGGCCTGTATACCAGCCGTTTCTGTGACAAAACCGGCTTCATCCTGCTTTTTAATGCCTGGCACTGCTCCACCATGTCAACCGCAACATCAAACACGATGGAGGCCTGCTGCCTGTCTGAGGCACAGCCATAAACCTCGGCACCATGCTCGAAATCGCCGCAGGTGAGATACAGGGCTACCGCCGCCGCAAGCTCGCTTTTGCCCTGCTTCTTTGGTATTTCGATATAGGCTGTGTTATACTGCCGGTAGCCGTTTGGCTTCATGGTGCCGAAAATATCCCGGATAATCTTTTCCTGCCACTCCATAAGGTCAAAGGGCTGCCCGTACCATTCACCCTTGGTGTGCTTGATGGCATTTATGAAGGTGATTGCATGCTCCGCTTTCGCAGTATCAAAGTATGGCTTTTTCCTCTGCCTGCCAATGGTGGCCGCCTCCTTTCCCTGAAAATGCGCATGAAAAAAGGAACCTCATTCGAAGCTCCTTAAAAGTTATAAATTCCGTCGTCTAAAATTTTAAATTCTCCTGTCCTGCTGAAACCTGCACTGCCTTATTTAAAACGTTGGTATCAAAGCCTGCTGCCTGATAGCCTTCCAGGATGGTATAATAATAACGCCTGCCTGGAATTCCTAAAGGCCTGCCTTCGTTCATGATATATATCATGGTCAAAACGTGTTTGGCATTCAGACTAACCTTTATATACTCCTTGCGGTAAAAGGTCGGATATCCTTCATAGCGGTCAAGCGCCGCTTCATCACTTGGCTCAAGTTCCCACACAAGTACCGGCACACTGCTTCCGGGCTTCTTTTCCACCGTCGCCACCGCTCCGCCGCTAAACCCTCTGAATAAAAGCTGATAATCCTTTAGCGTTGTACTGCCCACAACCCTTGCTGTCGGGCAGCGCACCGCCATCTGTCCAAGGTTCAAGTTGCTGCCATAGGCTATATATAACGTTTTCCCTTTACACATTTATTTTTCCTCCTTATACTTGCCGCAGGGCGGGCAAAACCCGCCCGCCTGACGCCTTATCCCCTTCAGGCCGCTTCATTATGCCTCCAGGCAATATCCCCTTCAAGGTTTGCCAGAAGGTGCGTCCTGGCCGTTTTGAATTCGTCGCCTATGAGCCCCAGTCTTAAAAGCCAGGTCCTGAAGGTGTATTTCTCGTTTGTAGTGGTCGTCCTGCGGCTGCTGGCCGACCTTTGCGTCAAAGCCTGATGGCTTATCGCCAGACAAAACTGTATGTATGCCTTTATTTTACCGGCGTGGGTGGTACCGTTAAAAGCCCTGAACTCAATGGTTCCTTTTGTAAAAACACTATGGTAATTCAAAAGGTGGTAGCGGCTGCTGTTGTAATGCGCACTCCTGCTTTCGCCCGGGTACCTGCTATACCAGAGGTCGGAAAGCTCCTCCATGGTGTTTGGCTTCCTGCGGTTAAGCTCCGCTATGAAAGCCTCGTCTGCCTTTTTGCAATACCTGCTGCGGTTTGCGCCCACCTTTAATGCCTTGTATATCAAATCCTCCTTGCTTGCCACAATGTTCGCGAGGTTCCGGAGGGTCTGCGGCGTATGGCTCTGCGTTCCGATGTGGATATGCACCCCGCATGAGTCGTTAGCCGTCGCTCCGGCTGCTCTCAGCTTCCTTACCAGTTCCTGCACCGTTTCAATATCCCCGTACCTTAAAACCGGGCTGACCAGCTCCACCTTGTGCTTGTCGGTGGCTGTCCCTCTTTTGCATTCCGGCCGGATGCTCGCGTCGCTCATCAGCTTCCATACCCTGCCGCTGTTGTCCCTGACCTGGTAGGCGTTGTACGCGCCGCCCACAAATTCCGCCCTTGTGCCGAAATGTGCCGCCGCTGCGTTTGCAGCCTCTTCCCTTGTAAGCCCTGTAAGTTCGATTTCAATCCCGAAAGTCTGGTTTTTCATATCCTTGCGCCTCCTGTGTTTTTTTGGTAGGTACATTAATCACTCTAAAAACACAGGATAGCAAGACATTTTTTAAGTAAATCCTACACAATTACCGCTTCATGAAATTGGTGTTTCTGCACAGCGCAAACACCCGCCGGAGGCGGGCTTTGCAATTTTACCTTATGTTACTCCAGCATATCCGCTATGTATTGAAGCAGGTCTCCGACATTATACCAGCCATTCTGAATTTTGTCCGGCAACAGTACCCGGTTTCCCGCTTCCTTTTTCGCCAGTTCCCTTAATACCGCCACCGTTTCATTCTGATAAAGCTCCCGCCATTCCTCTGCAGTATCCGGTTCCTTGTAATATGCCGCATATCTTGCGTAGTCATAACCCTCTGCTTCAACAAGTATGCCTTCCTTTGCACCCTCTGCCTTAACCAAAATGCAATGCCAGACCTTGTTGACGTCAACGCACATAAGATTTTCATTTTCCCGTATGAAGTACCGGTCAGCCAGGAGGTTCTCGGCAAAGGCCCTGTACTCCGCCTCCGGAAGCTCGAGGATTTTCTCGATTACAAAGCTTACACCCTTGTCTGTTCCCTTGTTATCCTGGTAAGCCGCCTTCACAGCTTCCAGGTCAGCCGCTTTTCTCAAGAAATATGCCTTTTTCATCTTCTTTAAGCTCCCTTCTGTGGTGTTTCGTGTCAGGTACATTAGGCCATGGAAAGCACAGGTATTCAAGGAGCTTCTTCAGTATTTCCGGCATTTTCTTCTGATTTAATTCTTCTTTTAGCCATAGCCTCCTTCATGGCCTCCTCCGTCCTGAAGGCCGCGTTTCCCTCAAGCCTGTCCAGCAGAAGTTTCCTCGCTGCCTTGTACTCGTCTCCGATAAAGCCGAGCCTTAAGAGCCATACCCTGAAAATGTATTTTTCATTTTCCCCTTTGGTGGCTCTTGGCGTTGAATGCTTCTGGGCCAACGCCATT